AGCTTTGAAGAAGTCGTTGGAGCCTAATCGAAGAGGGAGCAATAAATGGACATTAGCAAGTTTACATCTAAATTCGATGGCGGAGCAAGATCAAATCTGTTCCAATTCAGAGTCAGTAATTTACCATCAGGCATTCCTGCTTTCAATGCGGACGATCAAATCATCCACGTTAAAAGCATTCAATTGCCAGAAACAACAGTTGGTGAAATTCCTGTAAATCACATGGGAAGAATTTACAAATTCCCAGGCGATAGAGTTTATAATGACGTATCACTTACTATCTTGAGTGATGGTACTGATATGCGCGTAAGACATTTCTTCGAAGCATGGAACCATGTTTGGAATCGTCATTTTGCAAACGTAGGATTGTTGCCAAATGATGCAAACTTGAACGCTGTAGTTGAATTAATTCAATTGGATCGCAATCACAGCCCAATCAGAACATATAAACTGCAAAAAGCATGGTGCAGTGATGTCTCTGCCGTAGATTTGTCACACGACAACAATGACGCTTTAGTTGAATTTACAGTAACATTGAAGTACCACTTCTTCGAAGTAGACGGTAAGAACGGTCTTCACTTAAGACGTTAACCTACCTATATACTCGTGAAGGAGTTTTATAATGGCATTTGATATATTCGGTTTTACTTTTGGTAGAACTAAAGAGCAACAACAATCTGTTCCCTCAGTAATTCCCCCGGCTATGGACGATGGCGCATCCTTCGTCCAAGCCGGTGGTTTTCAAGGCTGGTATGTAGATCTTGATGGTACTGTCAAGTCTGATGTAGATTTGGTTAAAAAGTATCGTGAAATGAGTCTTCATGCTGAAGTTGAAATGGGAATAGACGACATCGTAAATGAAGTAATAACCGAAGATGCTTCTGGTACATATATTAAATTAAATATAGACAAAGTAGATTCTAGTATTATTCCAGAAGAAGTTAAAAAAGTTTTATATGACGAATTTAAACACATTTTATTCTTATTGGATTTCAATAGAAAGTGTTATGAGATTGTTCGTCGCTGGTATATTGATGGTAGGTTATATTACCACATTATTCTGGAAGATGATCCACGACAAGGAATAAAAGAAGTACGACAAGTAGATCCTCTTAGAATTAAAAAAGTAAGAGAAATAAAGAAAAAACAAAAAGTAAATGGTGTTGATGTTATTGATGGTGTAGAAGAATATTATTTGTACACCGTTCAAGAAAGATTTAACATGTATGATACCACTCAAGGTATCAAGTTATCTCCCGACTCCATTAATTACTGCCACTCTGGTTTATTTGATTACGGCACAAAAAGAGTAGTAAGTTATCTTCATAAAGCAATTAAACCATTGAACCAATTAAGAATGGTCGAAGATGCTACCGTAATTTATCGTTGGTCAAGAGCACCAGAGCGTAGAATATTCTATATCGACGTTGGTTCTTTGCCAAAAAATAAAGCAGAGCAGTATCTAAGAGACATCATGTTGCGTTATCGCAATAAGATTACATACGATGCCGGTACTGGTGAAATCCGCGACGACAGAAAACACTTGAGTATGTTGGAAGATTATTGGCTCCCCCGTCGTGAAGGCGGTAAGGGAACAGAAATTCAAACACTATCCGGTGGTCAAAATCTAGGTGAAATGGAAGATGTAAAATACTTCCAAAAGAAACTGTTTAGAAGTTTGAATATTCCTATGTCTCGTTTAGAAGCAGACAATGGATTTAACATGGGTAGAGCGGCGGATATTAGCAGAGATGAATTGAAGTTTGCTAAATTCATTTCTCGCCTTCGCTCTCGGTTTTCAGAGTTGTTCTTAAACTTTATGAGAACTCAATTGATTGCAAAAGGAATAGTAGATATTGACGAATGGAATAAGATTTGTCAATACATTCGTTTTGAATTTTCAACGGATTCAATGTTCTTAGAATCTAAGCAATCTGAAGTGCTAAAAGACAGAATGGCAATTTTGAGAGAAGTTTCCGATTATTCTGGTAAGTATTTCTCGGAAGAATGGATTAGAAAGAATATTCTTCATCAAACAGACGAAGACATTCAATTGATTGATTCTCAAATTGAACAAGAAAAAATGATACAAGAACAAAAGCAAATGGAAGAACAAATGCGCGCCGAGCAATTGGCAGCACAAACTATGGGTGTTCCTGGCGGTGCGCCTGGAGCGGGAGCATCCGCACCAAGTCAACCAACAGCAGTTGCACCACAGCAATCAACGGGAGTAGATTACGATGCCAGCAGCCTTTTATGAATTTAATATAGAACAAGGTTCTGATTTTATAACATCAGTAAAGGCGATGAAACCCGGCGGTGGTATTTTTCGCTTTATTCCAAAAGCAAATCAAACTGTTTGGACTGGTACAACTTTAAACATTGATGTGCCTGAAGAAATTAAGTTGTTTAAATCAACAGAATCTGCTGCATTCGGTTGGATGAAAGGTATACCATCTAGTACATTTTTGACGGTAAGAAGTAAAGTAAAAGATAATAAAGGTGTTTTACAAATACAAGGAACTAGAGTCTATACATTTAATGGTTCTACCAAAAGAATAACAACTACTAGTTTTAGTCCAGAGGCCTCAACCAAAGAACTAATAGAATTTACATTAGTTCCAGACAATACCGAATATAATTTAACTATGAGAATGCCTGCTGGCACAACCTGTGGAACAAATGGTAACGCACCAACAGGAACAACATGTTACAGTGGAAAATATCTTTATGATATTGAACTGGAATATAAAATTGGAGATGAGGGAGAAACACCAACCTCATTTGTTATTCGTTTATTGCAAGGAAGAATGACATTTAATCCTAACGTAACCACGTAAAATGGCAACTAATTTTAAGATATACGTCAGTAATTTTCCACAAAAGACCGCCTATAGAAGAGGCGCAACTATAGACGTATACCAAATAAATAGAATCATTTACACCCAAGCACAAGAAATAGATAATTTAAATTTAGCAGGAGAGTTGTACGAAGATGCTATAGGAATTAAAGGCGATTCTTGTACTAGTGGCTTAATTGGTTGTGATGAAGCATTCGTAGCACCAAACCCAAATGAATGTAGTGGTGGAGAAAGAGGACCAGCAGGACCAGCAGGACCAACAGGACCTGCCGGCCCAACAGGACCCCAAGGACCTGCTGGTGGTGGTGCTAGAATATTTTGCGGTTATCTTCAAGGACCACCAGCACCACCAGCAGGTCAAATTTCAATTGCATGTTTAAAAAATGCAACTGGGTATGTTGTAAAGAAAAACGGTACAGCAGTTGGTGGTACAAATCCATTTAGTTCCGGTTCTGGATCTGATTTAAATAATCTTCAACACAACTTTGGTTATGCCAGTGGAACTCAGTATGTCATAGGAACTGATGGGAATCCAGTACAAGGAAATAATTGTAGTAGCACTTCTCCTTTAACAGATAGAATTGATACAAATTATACTCCAGCAAAATATATTCACACTCCAATATTCAAAGGTTCAAATGTTAATGGAATTTGTTATTCTTCAACTCAGTGGACATTTGGTGATTACTTAAACTCATTTGGTCAAGGATCAGCAGAACTTGGTAGTGGTTTGAGTAATTTTTGTCGTAATGGTGCTAATGCGGGAAACGGTAGCGCATCTGGATTAATATTCGTCCCAACACAATCAATATACGGTGGTGGCAACTCTACCAGAATGGAAGATTGGTGGGATATATTAAAGGGAGCAGATGGTAACGGTGGTAATGGTTTATATGATTCATTGGTAGATAATAATCCAGACTGTGGACCAGAAGGACCATCTTCATCACCACCAATAGCAGATCAAGGTAGTGTATTAAATAGTCAATGTACTGAAGCCGGTGGAACTCCTCCTTCTTCTACACCATTAGAGGGAAATGACAATCCATGCAATGGTGGATGCAGCAATCCTATTGCAAATTGTTCAGAGTTAACAGATGGTGATATTTTTATTGACGCAACTAACGGAGTAATGTATTTCTACTCAGGGGGAGCGTGGTCAAGTTCCGGTGTCCCTTTAGGGGGTGAGTCTGCTTGCGGAGGACAAGCAGACGGAAAATTAGATTTTGCAACACCAGAAGAATGTCCACAAATAACTTGTTTTTGCCCACCATGTGAAGATTGCCCAGATCCTGGCGCGTTTGAAGGTTGCGACTCAACCAGTGGTGAGGGTTGTACAAATTGTACCGCTGCTTTAGATGCAGCAGTAAAAGTATTGAAAGCCTGT